CTATTCCCCAAAATGGGCTTCTGCAATCCACCCGTAGATACTTTCAATGTATGTATTTACTTGCTTAAAAAAAATCTCTTGTCTATTGTCAGTTATTATACCTTCGTTCACTTTTTCCATTAAATAGTCCTCTGTTGTTTGCAATCGCTTTTGTAGTCCTTCATAAAAATTAAAATCTCTATAATAAAAATATAATGATCTTTCCCTCATTTCTTTTATCACATCAATAAGTTGCTCTATACCAATTAATTTATTTAGTTCAAAATGTAGCCTTCTTCTTGCTTTCGGAATTTTCTCTATCAAAAAATCTTTATATATTTGACTAAAATATTCCGCCTCTATATTTAAACGATTCATTCTCAGTTCTCTCTTGCTTTCGGTAATCGCAACACCTATTGAGATTATTATCGCTATTATAGAAAGAAGAAATGTAACTGTATCTGTGGTACTCATCTTTTTACCTCTTACTTACATCAAATCCTTAATAATAGATTCTTTTAGTTCTTCTTTGCCCGAAATAATAATAAGCCTTTCTTCAACACCTTGAATTCCGATAGATTCAACAATTTCTTTAAAAAATCCCTGCACAAAAGAAGATGCAATTTTTTTCACCTGTTTTGGAAATTCTATTGTAAACTCTCTATAAATATCTACTTTGTCTTTAAATTGTTCATTATACACCTTCTGACCATAGGGATATCCAGCTAACATAGTTATTGTTTTATCAATTTCCAGTATAACCTTATTTTCTTTATCCATCCTCTCACTCCTTCTCAACTGCAAAATTTAAGTTGTAAGCAACACCTGGGATTATTAATCCATAATTAATCAAAACTTCTGGATCAGGGCAAGCATTCAAAAAATCACCTTCTCGATTAAAACCTATCCATTTATTTTCATTTAATCTTATGTACTCTTTTCGTAATTCAATTGCTCTATCGCCACTTACCATATAGCATATATGCGTATCAGATAACTCTTCCAATGCTAAAATCAAATTTGTTAATCCTGTTCCTCCTGTTGATATATTATGCTCTCTTCCAGAAATTTTATGCTGAAACGCTGCAATATTAAAGAAATCTTCTTGTGTATATTTATCGTTAAAAAAACATTTGTGATGAATATATGCACTTAGCAACTCCTTATATCTTCCTTCTTGATTTTCATTCACCATCATTTTTTTACGAATTGCCTCGCCAACAAGTTTTTCCGAAAAATTTATAACAGCAACATTTACGCCACAATATAATTTATCAGAATTTATTTTTTTATACGCGTTTGTTACATCAATATCAATCAGACAATCTGTTTCTCCATGCTCTGTAGCATTACCAATTAACTCTACTGCAACCTCTGAAACTTTATCTCTATATTTCTCTGAAACGCCCAATACATTCAAAAAAGAATCTATTTCTGTCATAAACATAGATAAACTATTTAAAGGAAAATCGTCCACTTTAATTAAGCGTCTATAATGTCTATGGTATATTTCAAAACAGAACCTCTTCATATATTTCTGAACACTTTTTTGTTCATAAGAATCTAACAGCATTAAAGGTGATGATTTAATTCCTTCTGTCCAGATGTTAATCTGTGAAGTTAAATTAACCTTAACTTTATATTCTCGCACAGTCACTAAGTAATAACAAATGCACTCTAAAACCAAAATTGACAGCTTATCCTTGAACCATTTGCAATCAATATTAATGCACACTGATACCTTAGCATTTTTTGCAATTATGTTAACTTTCTCTACGAACCCTATAATTTTTTTTAAAGAAGTTTCATCAAAATATCTGCCATCAATATCACAATGAAATATAGCATCCTCTAGCCTAAATCTACCTCTATTTCTATTTGAACAATTCTTTTTGATAAAAGATTCCAAATTCTTCATAGGCTCAACCCCTCCGGAAACATAATATCACATCAAAAAATATTTTAAAAGACACAAACTAATATTTTTTTAAAACAGGAGAGACAGTTTCCTGTCTCCCCTATCATTTTCGTGACCTCACGAAAAAGCTCACTTCTTCGTCAGCACAGCCACATTCCCCTTACTGGTAACCTCATACCCGATAGCATCCGCCACATCCCGAATCTTGATATAATTTGTCCCATCCTTCAGGATCCGTTCCACCGTGTGTTCCTTGCCATTGATAATCATTTTGCATTTTTCTACCACTTCGCTCTCCCTCATTTCGTATTGAAATACATCCTCAACCAACAGCCAATGCGTGAATTTATTGCACCGCAGGGGGACTTCTCGCACGCCGTAAGCCGAGCCGTCAGCGGCTATGTAGTAGGGGTGTCCATTCTTCATGCCGGTATAAACCCCGATATGCCCCTGCATCCAGACCAACGCTCCGATGGGTGCTTTCTCGATGGTGGAAATGGGGTTGATTTTGGTTGCCCTCGCCTTCCACTGGCCCGAACCGAGCGTCACGCCGCACGCCCACGAAATCAGTCCGCTGCAATCCACGCAGACCTTACCAATTTTATCCCTGTCACTCAGCCAGACCATTTTCCCGTAGGTGTTTTTCAGAAATTTATAGTTCTGCTCCGTCATAACCTTGCCCTTCATGCCGTAAACATAGGGCGTGCCGATTTTGGAGCGGCAGAAGGCTACCAGCTCCTTGCCTGTCATTTTTTTCGCCATATAATCACCCCTTTACAAGCTCTCTGACCGTTTTGTTTTCCTTCAGCAGCTTTCGCATTTCCTCCAGTGCCTCATCCACCCAAAGGGAGAAGGTGTCGAAGGATACCGCCATAGCCAATGCAGGGAACCGCTGGATGAATAAATCGTAGGTCTGCCGCAGTTTCAGCTTGCCTGTGCCGCTCCCCAACTCCGCCTCTGCCTGCGTGACCGCCCACAGCAGCCATTCCTTCACCCTCTCTCTCTGCTCGGATGTTGGCATTTTCAGAAACCGCCCGATGCACACACCGACCATTCCTGTAACCGCCATCAGCGCAACTACTAAATACCAATTTTCCATTAAAAACATTATTCTTGCTCCTTTCCCTCTGTCCGCCGCTTTCTGCGTTCTTCTGCTCCGCGTTCCTCCGCCCTGCGTTCCGCCTGCTCCACGCCCTTATCGTACAGCTTCATCAGACCGCAGATGCCTAATTCTGTCCCAAATACACGATGCGTACTGTCAACCACAGCACTCACATCATGGTCAAATGCACCTAATACCATGCCCGCAATCGTGATTCCTGCGCAGAATACCAACGAATAAATCACAATGCTGGACATGGTATCATCATTTATCTTTGGTGGAAAACGAATTCGTTTGCGTTTTTTCATCATAAACCGCCGCCATTCAGCAAAAACCCGATAGCCGCACCGACAACCACCGCAATCGCCTTATCAATCAATCCATCCCACCGCTTTGCCGGCTTAGAGACCAGCTGCTTCACATCGTCCTTGATTTCCCCGACATCTGTTTTGATATGCTCCTGCTCGTTCTGCAGAACTGAAAACGCCTTCGTCAATCCGTCAAGGTTGTCCTGCCGCTTCTCCATGCGGTCAATGCGCTTGTGCGCGGATTTGGTGCTGTCCAGTGCCTCCTGCACCATTTTTTCAATGTTTTCCATAAACCATCCCCCCTTAACTCTGCACCTGTGCCGCCGTCACCCTATGCGGATTATCGAAATCATTCAAGTGCTGCTGTAACAGTGTCATAACCGAAGCGGCATTGATGTACGCAGAGGACGCAAGCGAACCGCTTTTCACGCCACTGGTAACGGATGCCGCAAGCGTGGGGATGAAATCCCCCAGCTCCACCTCGTTGTACTGCTCCAGAAGGCAATCCCATTCGTAGGAAATAACCTTCGCCTGCTTCTGAAAGCCCATTTTGGTATTGATAACCGTTACCATATCCCCCAGAAAGACCTCCTCCAGAACGGCATACTCCCGATACTCCACCGTCTTTTCCAGTGCCACAAAGTCCACCTTGATATTGATGCTTGGGATATCACAGCCGCCATCAAGCAACGCCTGTGCCTCCTCCTGCACCTCGGAGAGCGTCTTATTTTCGTCCTCTAGGGTGTAAATCTTCGGGTAGATATAATCGCCCAGATGGGGACTGTCAAGCGTTACACTGCCGTTCTTGCCGTAGCAGACAATGCGCGTCTTGACCTCCGATTCATCCTCCGTCACCTCAAGCCCGACAAGGTTTTTCCCGTAACGGATGGAAACGCCCCTGTCCTGCCCCAGTGCCGCCCGAAGGGATACCCGAAAGCCATCTCGCAGCAGCTCGCCGCCGTAGCCCTTGACAAACGATGTGGTTTCGTCATCGTCCGATAACAACGCCTGTACGGGATTCATACGCCCCGTTGCGAGCGTTCCTGTCAGCGAAATATCCGTATCAAAGGAAAAGGGCATGGGGTACGCAAACGCCGCCTGTAATGCCGCCAGTGCCGCCGTAGCCGTACCGCTGTGGGTGATGGGCTTGCATTGATTGTCCAGCAGGTCATAAAAGATATGCCTTGCGTTGACCGCAATCTCCTTCATGCTCGGCTTGACGTAGTAAATGCGGAACGGCTGCATCCCTCTTGGTGTGGATGCGTAGAGAATTCGCCCACGCTCGATGCGTTTCCACTTGCCGCCATCGTCATAGGGGTGTTTCAGCTCCAGTTCATACGCCCCGTTCAATTCCTCCGTCACAATACAGGAGTTAGGAACCAATGCCCCTAGCCCTAATGTTTCAAACGTCTGCGCCGTTTTTTCGTGAATGGTAATCATGCCGTCACCTTCTCCCATCCCTGCGGATATGCCGAAGGACTCCAGACGTTGTTGTCGATGGTGGAACGATACACCGCGCCGTCCTCTGTGCAGCAATTCCCTTTCATGTAGGGCGAAGTTGACAGAGCGATAAACGGTTTCGCCTTTTCGGGGTCATTACTCCATACGAATCCCCACTGTGCAGGCAGTTCCTCGGGTTCAGCGGTGTAAATGGTACTGTCATATTTCTGCAACAGCTTTACAACCCTGCCTGCGGTACTTTTGCAGACAAACCCAACAGGGCGGTTCAGCATGTTTTCCTTTTCGCAAGCCGTCTGGAAATCGGGGATAAACCTGTCCTCGGCGTTCAGTTCCGTTCCTGTCATGGTTTCCGCCTGCTCCTGCACCGCCTGCGCAGCTAATCTTGCCATGTGCTTAATGGTTTCCATCATACCTCATTCACCCCTTCCGTAATTGCCGCCTCTAATTTCTCTACCGTCACGCTCTCCGCTGAGAGGGCGTTTAACTGCTCCTCAATGCGGTCAAGCTGGGTGGGTTGAGACTGAATATCCACCCAGTCACCATCGACATACCGCTTGTCCAACACATTCAAATTTGTTTCAACAAACTTTTTATAGCCATCTTTTGTACTTGATAGCATCACACAAATATTTCTTTCATTTAAAATTGCATACATTTTCATCACCCACAAATTTAATATCGAATTCTATAACCTTTATAAGCACCAATTTTCCGCACAAATGGTATATTATCAACTTCTACAGTCATTCCAACCGAAGTCGAACTGTTTTGATTGGTCAAATAGTCAACTCTATCTAATCTAGGGCATTGTGGGAGATATGGTGTATCGCCAAGGCTTCCCACAGTACCATAACTTTTAATCGTGCCAGTCTCGTACAATTCTTTTGTAACCACCCTTTTTAATGTACAAGCTTCTATCGTAAGATTATTGCAATATACTGTACCTTTACTGCCACGATATAAATATACTTTGAGTGCAGAGGGTAAGGGAGTATCTTGTTCTAATACAAGTTCTTGTGCAGTATACGTCTCTTCTCCATTATTAAAATAGCTTGCCCTCCAATAAGTCTTATTGTCAGCCGCATTGTTCAAATAAACCTGCATAGAGTTGCCTTTAAAATTGCCTCTTATAACTATTTTTGTACAGTCATTCGGTAAATTAACTGTGCCAACAAGTGTGTCATTACCATAAGTGGCACTCTTTTCTTCGTTTTGTAGAAGAATAGATTTTCCCGCTACAGCTTGTACAAGATAATCATCTGGTCGATACAACGGAATCGTACTTTTCATATTTTCAAGAATCGCATTTTCTTTCCCAAACACCGTTGTATCTCCGCTATCCCCAGATGTACCAATCAAATCCAAAACACCCTGCACAGAAGAATTAGCAATAGCTTTTTCAAGCAACCCTTTCAAATCGGTATCCATATATTTTGCCAGATACTCCACGCCCTGCCAGAAGGTTGCAATATCCCTTGCATCCGCAACTGCTCCTTTCTTGCCAAAAGAGGAAACCATATCTGTCATTAAGGCGTATGCCTCATACAAATTTTGAAACAGCACCACCAATGTACCATACTCATTCGAGGATTCCACAGAGCTGTTCCCTAACAGTGTTTTTGTCACGTTGATTTCAAATACCTGCGTAGACAGAATCTCTGTGTTGTCCTTCCAGACGGAAATCTGTGTCTGCAGATGCCCCACCTTCGACAGAGCCTCTGCTGTCATCAGAAACTCACATCTGCCTGCGGTTGCATCCGTAATCACGCCGTCATTCCAGATTTCACCGCCGTTCTCCGGCTTTACCATGAAGATTTTTACTTCATGCCCCGTCAAGTCCAGAGGCACGCCATTATTGAATAACGAAACGTCAAGATAACGGCTGTTGCTGTCCGCCTGCACCGCTGTGATAATATCAGTCGGCTTTTTGTTCACATCAATTTCCAGCCGATTATACGTTTTTGCCATTTTTCTCACTCCTTCCAAAAAATCCGCATCAAAAAAGCACATCCGTTTTATTTTCAGATGCGCCTTTCTTGACAGAATATCTTTCTTTTGTTATCATAATAATAAGAAAAGGATTACCGCTTTTGGAAGGGCGGTCAGTCCGAATGGTTTTGGAGAGACCGTCTAACTTCTGTTAGGCGGTCAATTTTTATTTATCCCCTGTTTTTACACAGGGCGATAATAGCTACGATGAGCATACCGAATTGAAATAAATCCGAATATGTAACACAATTCATAGCATCACCCCCTTTTCAGAGAGTGACTGAACCGCCAAGCGATAATCCTCGCTTACAGCATACCATAAATTTCATTTTTCGACAACTACAGCCATCGCCAACGGGGCTGTATTTTTATTTTGCTGACATTCCCCGTCCAGCGGATTTCGTTCTGCCCGACCTCAAATCTGGGGAACTCCGCACCGCCGTATTTGCTGTTCTGGTTGGTGTTCCCTTTGAACACCTCCATCATTTCGCAGTCAATGGTGATACTTTCCTGCACGCCGTACAGGGGGAAATCCTCCCCGTTGATGTTCAGCGTAATGTCTCCGTTTCCGTAAACCGTAATGATTGGCTCGCTGTATACTGTCCCGCTGTTGCGGATGGTGGTCGGGGCAGTCAGCTCTAAGGCATCCCCTGCGGCATTGACGCTGTATTTGAAGGGCTGTGTATCCAGAATAACCTGAAATTTCTGGAACACACGCATCATCTGGGCGATGCTGATTTTATTTGCAATCGTTACGCGGTAAACCTTATCCGGTTCTGTTGAAAATGCCATTTCTCCGCTGCCGACAAGCCATGCTGTGATTTCGTCCAGTCTTGCACGCTTTATCAATGCACATTCCATCGTTCTGTCATAGCTTTCATAGACACCCTCATCTGTATGCAGAGAACCGTTCCGCCCTGCCACGGTAATACTTTCTATCCGCCGCTCCGCACGCACCGTTTCCGGCATAGCGGTCACAATGACCCCCATCTCTCGGCTGTCAACGCCTTTGAATGTAAACCATGCCTCATGTATCATTTGTTACCACCTCTCCCTGCGCTTTGCTGTCTGCGGAGAAACTCGATCTGCTCTGCGACAACTCTTGCTTCTCTTTCGCTTTTCACACTGTCGATATGCACATTGATGTCCCCGTAGGTGTAGGTCTGAGATTTACTGATGCCGCCCGTTGCCGTTTCCACTCTGGGCGGACGTGCAACTGCGTCCATGCTGTTCTGTACCGTCCGCATCACCGATTTCATTTTATCTTTGATGCCGATTTCGTAGCCCTCCATGGAATACTCGCCGAAGCCTTCAAAAACCTTAGAGGGCGAATGAATGTCCAGTTTAGACTTCGCTTTCGCAATCGCCGCCGCTACCACTTCTGCAACTGCCTGAATTACGCCACTCCTTCCGTTCTCAATACCATCGGCAAGTCCTGCCATCATCATTTCGCCAATATTGACATACTCAACACGAAAACCCGTCATAACCTCGACAAGCCTCATTTCAAGTGCCTGCACGTATTCCGTCAGAACAGGCTCCTGTGCCTGCAAAGATGCAACAATCTGTTTCATGGTTATCCCCTGCGTATTCTGGTTTGCGGTCGCAACAGCTCCGGAAACAGCACCTGCAATGTCTGTTTTACTGTCAGCTGCCATGCCCTGTGCAAAACTCTTTGCCGCTTCTGTCCCTGCCTGATACAGTTCATCCTTGACTTCTCCAATGGTCTGCGGCAGCTTTTCGGTGTAGTTCTGTTCCAGTGCATCAAATTCACTTTGGTAGAATTTTTTCGCCGCATCTGCCGCCAACTGCTGTTTTTCTTCGTATTTTTGGATGTATTCCTGCAATTTCACATCAGACATACGAGAGAGCTTATCCATGTAGTCCAGTGCATCATCCACGCTCATTGCGGAGATTTCACTCATTAAGCCCCCGGACAAGCCTTTTGCCTGCATTTCTTCAATCGCATTGCTGTATTTCTGAATCTTTCTGATTTCGACATCCAGATCCCCAAGCCGGAATATCTCCTTATCATCCTCCGTTTTCACGCGTTCAAACAAAGAACCGTAGTCGGCCAGTTTTTCCTGTAAGCTGGTTTGCTTGCTTTCAATTTTAGAAAGTGCCGATTCATATTCCTTCTGAAAGGTCTGCAACGCAGAAAGCCGCTCCTTCAGCTTTTTCTCCTCTGCTGTTTTTGTGGCATCCTCCTGTTTTTTATTCCAGTCGTTTTCCAGCTTTGTAATTTCTTCCTGTATCTTCTGCCGATTCTTCTTTTCTGCCTTTTTCAGCTCCGCACGCTTTTTCGCAAGGTTGCTCTTGTATTCCTTCAATTCCTCGGCGGCTTTCTTTTCCTCCGATTTCTTCTGTAAGGCTTCAATTTCGCTGTTGGTTTTCTCTAATTCGCTTTTCAGCACATCCCCAACCTTACGGGCAGTTTTCTGTGCGAAGGCTACCATGGAATCCATCCCCGCTGCCGCCTCCGCAATGTCCTCTGCCATCTTTTCAGCCGCTTCGACCGCCTCTCCTGTGCCATCCTCGATGCCGACAGCAACACCGGCAGGAATCTGTTTGCCGACCTCATCACGCATGACGCGGGAAGGGGAATGAATATCAAAGAACTTTTTCAGGGTTGAAGCCGCAGATGAACCAAGTTTTGTAGCCGCTGCGACCACTTTATTGATTGCCCCTTTTGAAAGTAGACCATTTGCAAAACCCTTTGTACAATTTTCAGCAACACTCTCCATTTCGGATTCCGCTTTTTTCATTTCAATAAGCCCTTTATCCTTCATAGTTACAAGTGCATTTGCATATAGCACAGCATTTTCATCTACTCCGGCTTTCAACGCCTTCGGGACTTCCCTGCCCGCATCCGCATACGCCTGTACCGCATTCAAAAAATCATCCTTCGTGGACATTAAAGCATCCAATTCCGCCTGCCCGATATCATAACCTGCATCCTGTGCCATTTTCAATCTGGTTGCAAAATTTCTCGATGTGACTTCCAGTTGCTGATCCAGCTGATCCTTTGTTTCATCTGTCACTCTTTGCTGTTGATATACATACTCATTCAGCCCGTTTTTAATTTCTTCCAGACTGTTAGACTGACTCAAAGTCAAAAGGCTGTTATATTCATCGATGTCCTGATAGGAGCTGCGCAGGATGTCGGTCTGCTCTGTATAAAGCCCCTCCATTTCCGCAAGGCCATCCTTTACCTGCTGCAAAGCAGACATGGCTTTTGTCTGTTGCCCTGTACTGCCGTTCATCAGCGCGTCTTGAAGCTCTTTCTCCTTTTCAATCAGCTCCTGTTTTTTTGTGGCAATATCATCCTCCAGAGTTATAAGGTTCTGCATTGCCTCTGCTTGGTTCTGGATTGCCGCCGTATAAGCCTCCTCTTTTGCGTTCAAAAGGGCATTGACACGCTTCTTTTCCATCAGCAAATCCAGATTATCAGCCGTCTGCACATAAGCCTGCCCTTCTTTTTCCGTCAGAGAAATTGCATTCGGAATCACACTGTTGATTTGCTCCGCCAGAGCCTTTGCCCTGTTTTCGTAGCCATCCTTTACCTGTCCGTTTGCATCGCAAAGCTCCTGCAGCTGACGAATCAGGCTGTCTGTGTAATCCATTTCAGAAAGAGATTGATTGATGCTTTCCTGCGCCGTTTCCTTCATACTCTTGCGTGCCTCTGCCTGCTGATTGATGGAATCCGTTGTTTCCTCCAGACGCTTTCGGAACTCTCGCATCCCCTCGCTTTCTTCCTCTGTCGCAGAAAGCAGAGAAACCAGCCCAATGGTCAATGCTGCCGCACCTGCAATCAGAAGTCCGAGCGGACACGCCGCCACCACAGCATTATAGGCAGTCTGTGCCGCAGTCATGAGGGCAATCTTTCCTGTTACCACACCAACCACAAGCTCTTTTGCGCTCAGCGTAGAGGTCAGCAGTAACTCCGCATTTCGATTGACCGCCAAAGCCGCTGTATAAACACGCACTGCCTTTTCCGCCGCCTGCCAGCTTTTCACCACAGTAGAAAGGCTTTGCACTGCCTTAAAGGTTCCGATTGCCGCCGCCGCTGTCAGCGTTACATTCTTAATCTCCTTTGTGTGTCTGAGCATAGCCGCAAGGGCGTTGATTGCCTTCGGCAAAGCCTTCACCGCCAGAGCGGTTGTTTCCTCCATGAAATGCCCTGTGCTTTCCGCAAGGTTATCCACACTTTCCGAGAGTTTTCCACTCCGCAGATTTCTTGCAACCTCATCCACCGATGTGATAGCGGTTTCCGCAGCCTCTTTCATAGGGGTTTCAAATTTTTCGTAGACCTGTATGCCAAGCCCTTCCAGACCACTGCCGAGAATCGTCATCTGCCCCTTGAGGTTGTCCATCTGCACATCTGCCATATCCTGCATGGCACCGCTGCTGTTCGCAATGGATGCAGAAAGATTCTCAAATTCCGCGCCACAGCCCGCAAGCATCGCCTCTGCACTTTTCAAATCTACTTTATTGAAAATATCGTTCAGTACGTTTGTTTTTTTCTCTTGACTCATGCTCTGCATTGCCGCATCCATTTTTTTGAAGGTTTCATTCAGCGGGTTCAGATTTCCTTCCGCATCAAATGCAGACACGCCAAGGCTTTTCAGCGTTGCCGCCGCTTTATCTGTCGGTGCGGATAAGGATAAAATCATGTTTCTCAGAGCCGTACCGCCCTCTGCTCCCTTGATACCTCGGTTCGCCAGAACACCGAGAGCCGTATTCAGCTCTACTGTGCCGCCTGCAAGGTTCTTCGCTGTACCGCCTACAGTTAGAATTGCTTCGCCAAGCTGTGCCACACTGTAGTTCGCCTTACTGGATGCCCTTGCCATCTGGTCCCCAAACTGCGTCAGATTGCCCGCGCTCGCCTCAATGCCCAGAGCCGCCATTGCATCTGTTGCAAGGTCAGAGGCATACGCCAAATCAAGTCCGCCCGCCGCCGCCAGATTCAGCACAGAGGGCAAAACCTCTGCGGATGTGCCTGCGTCATACCCCGCCAAGGCAAGATAATTCAAAGCCTCTGCCGCCTGTGTAGCCGTAAATTTTGTAGTTGCGCCTGCATTTTTCGCCGCCGTTGCCAGTGTTTCGTAAGCCTCACTGCCGTTATGGATTTCCGAAACGCTCATCCCCATGGTTGCCGCTACCTGCGACATGGATTCCTCAAAGTCACTGCCAACCTTGATTGCCGCTATGCCAAGCCCCGATAACGTACCCACCGCCGCCGCTGCCGCAGAAACCGCCGCTTTCATGGCTGCCTTCATACGGGCGGAGCTTTGTTCGGTCTTATCCAAATCCTTCGACAGTGCATCCGAGCTGTTCCCCAACTCCTGCATTTCCTGTTCCATACGGTTCATTTCTGTAGTTGTGCGGTTCATCTGGGTTTGCAGGTCATTCACGGTCTTAACCTGTCTGTTGTAGGCATCCTGCGCCTTTCTGGCCTCCTCACTGTTCTCCCCGAATTTCTGCTTGGATTTTTCCAGCTCATCCGACAGGGTTGCAAGCCTTGCCTTTGCACGCTCGCTCTGGTTTTGCAGCAGCTTCATTTTCTCCGCCGAGGCATTGAGGGAACGCTTTAAAACATCACCCTTTGCCGTTACCGCGCCTTCGCTGTTCTCCATGCCCGAAAACGCAGAAACTACGGATTTCATTTCACTGCCTAAGTTTTTTAATTGAGAATTGATTGCAGATAGGCTCGACCGAAACGCCGCCTCGCCGTCAATGCCAATCTTTGCACCAATATCCGTTCCCATCTCGTCACCTCCTTTTTTTGCATGAAAAAAGCACCCAAATGATTTGAGTGCTTTTGAATCCTATTTTATTTTGCTGTAAATTTAATAGTCAGCGAACCACTGACTTGTATCTTTTCTCCTTTTTCCAAGTCAAGATTACTGTACGATTGAATCGCACTGTCGCTGTCGGCAAAGGTTTCAATCATCCCATTTGTTATACAGTTTCCTATTCCGGAAACCCATTTTACATCATATCTTCCGGCAGGAATGTCCTCGCCAACATAATAATTCCCCGCTGAAAAAGAAAATTCCTCCCCTTTTTCAACTGTATTCGCAGTATCGGAATTATCGCCATCTGTTTTGTAACAATAAGCCATTGCTTTAACCATGCAGTCCGGATTGTACGATGCAACTATAAAGTTGCTCATTTCATTGTACCCCTTGTAATCTGCATATACGCATACATACTCTCCGACCTTTGGCATCTCTGTGAAGAAATCGAAAAAATTTTCATCATCAAAATCTTCCAAGTCCTTTACATCTTTTGCCAAAATATATGCACCATTAGTAACCAGAACATCACCGTTTTCCGTTCTGACAAAGAAGCATGGCATCGGCGTTTCATCATCAATCTCATCAATGGTCTTAACTCCCGTAACTTCACCAATAAATTTATATGGTGTACCTTCCATATCCTCATGTGTTCCCGAATACAGGGATGCCGGCGCTTCTTCTACATCATCAACACCTTCCATATAGTGGATTGTTGAAAACGGATAATAACCATCAATCTTTCTTACATCAGCAGTTTCTTTCTCTGTCTCAGTTTCTGCCTGTTCTGTTCCGCACCCTGCGGCAACGCCCATCATCAAGCAACCACATAATAAAACAGCCAAAAATTTTTTCATACTACCCCTCCTGTGTCATATCGTGCCATTTTTCTAAAATTTATCACATAACATGATATATATCAAGAATATTTTCACGATTTTACACAAAATCCATCAGCCGCCAGAATTCCGCTTCCTCCTGCGCCTTTGATTTTTTCATTTTTGCGCCTTCGTTTCTAATCTGCTCCACAGCAATCAGGTCACACAATTCGCCAAAGGGAAGGGCATAGGCTGTCTCATAGGACAGCCCGATTTTCAATCCGTACCAGATGCACCACCCGACATCTGATTCTGTCGAGTGGTCTCCGCGTTTTTTCCTTCTTCATCTTCTGTTTCAATCCTTCTTTCGCTGCCGTCTGCAATCGTTTCAAAGATTTTAGTCTGCATATCCAGAAGATCATCCATGCCACATAAATCATAAAGCGCATCATAGCTCAGAGGGGGCGGTGTGCTGATGCCTTCCATCTTGGCATATTTCGCCCCTGCATCCATCATGGCAGACAGCAACCAGAAGCTTTCATCCATTTTCTGCACCTCTGTCCCCTCCGTCAGCGCCTTCCCGATATTTTCCACGTTCTCGTAGCGTTCCGAACAAGCACGCATCACGCGAGCGGAAAAGCACAGCAGATATTCCTTTTTGTTAATTTCAATTTTCGCCGTTCTCATACGTTTCTTCCTCCGTTTCCTCCGTCAGATTTACCGTTTCTTCTCCCCCGTCATGCTCGGCTGTCATGACGGCATTCATTGCTCCCCCGTAATACCGAGGAATTTCTTAATTGCCGCCTCTGCGTCCGCCTCGCTGTCCATAGGGGAGGAAATCATCTTCCAAGGGTGTCCTGCGGCATCGCTGCGCAGAATACTACCACTGATTTCAGGTGTCCCCCATTCGACCTTTTCGCCCTGTGTGGTGAAGGTGTCGTTAGGGTTAGTCGGCTGAATCTTCGGCAATACAACCGCCTGCCACTTGGTTGCACTGTTTTTCTGGATTTTTATGATTGCGCCAAAGCCAAGGTAAGGCGTTTCCTGCTCATCATTCCAGATGTACCATTTCGCATCCTTGGTGCTGACATCCGATCCCGTCATTGCCTGCTCGATAATACCCAATACCCTCAGCATAACATCAGGCAGCAAATCATCCGTTGTCAGCGTCCATGTACCGCCTGCAAAGGTATTCGCACTCTCCGCAGGTCCATTGTCTGCATAAAGGATATTATCATCCGCGCCCTCCAATTCAATGGAAAGCTCTACCGCCTTGCCCATCAGCGCGCCGCCGCTATAATTTACTGTTTCGCCTGTGTTGCTGTATTTTGCACAATAAGGTTTGCTTAAGCCAATCTTTGCCATATCTCCCTCATCCTTTCATCGTTCTTTTGATTTCCGTTTCAAATACTTTTTTCATTTCTGCCTCCGCTTTTGGCTTCGCCGTTTTCAATGCCTTTCGCACAAAGGGCGTTTTCTGAGAAAAGCTTGTACCGCTTTCCGCAATTCTGGCAATCAGCGCAAGAGGCTGTCCCTGCGGATATTTCGGCGTTTGGATATCGCTATAGCCTGTAAAGCCGACAAGCGTATCAATCCTGTCCCCCTCCGATTGGAAGGGCGCAACACCCAGTCCCTTTGCAAGTGCCGCCTTCTGCTCATCCGTAATTCCCTTGAGATAATGCCCTGCACTGCGGTCATTGTCGGTTGGCAATGCCTCCACAGCGGAGCGGATTTCGTCCGCCGTCACACCCGCACCCTCATAAAGTGCCTTTTTCGTGATGCCGTCCGCGCTTTGCCGCAGCTTTTCCAGCTGTGCTATGTAGCCATCCAAGCCTGTGAAAGTAAGCTTTGCCATCAGAACACCTCCCAGACCCATTCATAATGCGTAAAGCCTGTTTTCTCCTCATACTGCACGCTGTTTAATTCCCACGCAATGTAGGGGGACGCATCGAAAGCCGCCTCCAGTTCATCCTTCCATGGGTCAAACTCCTGCTTTGTAAAAAGGTCTGTTGTGCCTGTAACGGCTTTCTCTGCATGGGTATCGTCCGCAGTCAAGTCATTCGTACCGTCCTCCTGCCAAACAAAATATCGGTCGGACTTCATGGTTCTTCCGTGCCGCACCGCATCCGTCACAGCAAGGTGTGCCGCTATGATGTGTTCCTGCCAGCTCATGCCATCACCTCAAATTCCTGTTCGATTTTCGCAAGTGCCAGATCCACGCAGGGCGGATAAATCTCCATGACCTTCTGCACCGTATCAATGCGGTATTGCTTTCCTTCCAAAAGTGCCACATCCTGCGGAGAAACCGTCCCTGCAACGGGTACCCGAATCATGCGCACAATCTCCACCTGTGCCTGCTTGCTCTGATAAATGCGGTTAATGCCAAGTCTTTGTTCCGCAAAGCGCAGCATTATTTTTTCTGTCAGCTTTTCCTGCGGCGCATAGCCTGCCTTTGCCGCATCGCAGACAGTGCAGATTGTCACAATCCCGTCATTGAACGCCTGCGTAATCTCATGCTTTGGTCTGTTTGGTGCTTTCCGCATACTCTCTCACCATTCTTCCGTTCTGCATATTCAAAATCAATGCCATGTAGTTGTTTTCAAATACATCCAGTGCCTCATCCCTGGCATAGCGTACAAATTCCATCATCAATGTACGGGGAAGTCCGTCCGCATCATAATCCAGAACGCTACCACCCTTTTCGTTCAGATATGCCATTGCGGCGGCAATAAAGCCACGAATCTTGTTATCCGTGGCTTCATCGTCCCATGTAATATTCAAATGGTTTTTGACATCCGCCAGAAGCTCCGCAGAAACACTCTGCCGCTGCATCAGGATTTTGTCACAGTGACGGTATAGGCTTTGGTGGTTGTGCCGTCAGCCGCCGTTACAGTAACCTTAACGGTATTTGCGCCTTCCTTCCACGTTGCCGCAGAGCCGTTGTCTGCCTCCGCATCATTTACCTGTACGCTGATTTCCGCGCCTGCATCAGAGGGTACTGCCGTAATGGTGTTGGTTGCGTTTGTGGTTGCCGCTGTGTAGGTTACGGTTTCCTTCGCAAACGTAGGGGACAGGCTCAGACTGCCAATCTTCAAGTCAGACAGTGTCGCATCATTGGAAACCTCCGCAGCAGCTACCTGCTCCACCTTATAGGTCAGCGGCTTAAGGTCTGCAATATCCAGATACAGGAAGGCGTTGTTGTCCATAGGGAAACCATTTGCATACAGCTTCACCAGATAAACCCTGTTGTCCTCCAGGAACTGATACTGGTCGGAATAATCAATCTTGCCTTCCTTGCTCATGCCTGCCGCCGCAAAGTATTTCTTGCCCAGACCAAGAACCGCCTCGCCTCTGCTCAGCGCCGCAGACTGGATAATTGTCATGGGATAAGGCACAACATCATTGCGATAGGTGCCATCTGGAGCCATTACCGTTGTTGCAGGCATCACCCTCTGGAAATAATCCTGCGGATTGACAATCAGAAGGACATTCTCCACCGCTCTTGCCTTCCCATTGGGATCCGCCGCAATCAGAGAAATCAGATTGCCGACCGTTTTCACGGAAAGGTCATTTACCTTGATTTTCTCCTTTGCAGGATAAACGCCGCCTGTTACGGTAACGCCATCACCTACCTGACGCATCATGCCGATAGGCTTTTCATGCCCATCCCCCTTGACAATGCCTGCCTCCAGACCATTCGCCAGTGCTTCATACAAGATCTGTCTAACATAGTTATCCAGCCATTCTGGACCTAAGTCCAACATCGCCTTGCAGACAGGCAGGAAGGCGGACAGCTTCAGCAGGGTTGCATTGACTTCCTTGAAGCCGGAAAGCAGCTCCTTCACAATCGTATCCGTCAGCGCGCCCCACTGCGCCTCCTGCCGTCCGTTGGTATTCATCAGCATCTTGATTGCGCCGCCTGTGGACAGGAACCCGATATGGGACAGCAGAGGATGCTCCTCCCTCAAGTCATCGAATACGGAATCAATCACCGTTTCCGGCATCACAACATCCAGATTTGCCAGTGCCTGTTTAGGGTCTGCGGCACGCATTGCCTCGCCCAGCTTCTGGTAATACTGTTTTTCCTGAGAGGTCAGCTGACGCACACCACGGGAGGTCAGTGCCCTGCTGTCATTCTCCTGTCTGAGCTGTTCGATTTTGTCCTCATAGTCCTGCTTGATGTCCTCACCGATGCACGCCATCATGTCATTCATGGCGGCGGCAAAGCCCTCCTTGTCATCCTGCTGCAACGCTGTCTGCATTGCCTGTCTGATTTCTTCTCTTGTTTTTGCATCATTGTGTTTCATTTTCTATCACTCCTTTATTTTTCTGCATCAAAAAAGCCGTTCAGCATCGCCATGATACTGTTCGGCTCTTCCTTCTGTTTTGGTTCTGGTTTCGGATCACGCTCTCCTTCTCCGGTACGCGGCTCTGTCAGCTGACGCAGCTGTGCCACAAGGCTTTTCTGCATTTCAATCCTCTGCTGTACGTTTAGATTTGCCTTCTGCATCACGCCCGCAACCTTGGCATGGTCTGCATCCTCCTCTGCAAATCTGTCCGCCAGACCGTATCTGATACAGTCCTCTGCGGTCAGCCATGTTTCGTCATCCATCATACGGGATAACAGTTCTTCTGTGACCTTCTCGCCCGCCTTCTGCAAATACGCCTGCTTTCCGGCATTGTTGATGATATCCAAATCATCCGCCGCCTTCCGCAGCTCCGCAGCATTGCCATAGGAGAACATCCACATGTTATGAATCATCATCAGTGCATTTCTTGGCATGATGATTTCATCTCCTGCCATGGCAATCACAGAGGCAATGGAGCAGGCAAAGCCGTCAATGTAAACGGTTTTCTTCGCAGGGTGCCGCTTCAGCTGGTTATAGATGGCAGTACCCTCAAATACAGAGCCGCCATAGCTGTTGATATACAGCTTGATTTCCGCAATATCTGCGTATTTTGCCAGCTCCTCACGGAAGGTATTTGCACTGGTTTCACTGCGAATCACCTCATCCGTCCACCAATCGTAGCCGTCGCTTTCCACATCGCCGTAAATATAGATTTCCAGTACACCGCTTTGCTGTGCCGCCTGTTTGATTTCCCACATATTTTTCCTTTCCTTCATGCTTATTCACCCCCTTTCCCATCAATGCGGTGCATCGCACCGTCCAGAGTTTCAAAGTTTTTGGTAACAAAATGCTGATTTGCCCAAGGCTCATTGATTTTCGGCATTCCTGCCGCATCCAGTACGTCATTCACGCAGAACGCCGCAGAACCAATCAGCTTCTCGATATTTGCCGCATTGCCGAATAAATCGAAATGCAAAATTGCGGAGGTATCAATCTGCAAATAGGTGCCATCCTTCCATTCCGAAAAGCCGTACCGTTTTCGGTTGATTTCCTCCGAAAGCTGATCGCAAAGAGGGTCAATGCAGGTGGTCAGCCACCTTGTCATAGCATCCTTGGAATCCGCCACATCACCGAAAATCAGCACAGGCGGAATCAGAAACCCTCTTGCCGTAAAATCAAAAATATCATCCACCAAAGCACGAATATCTCTTGTGGAACGCTGTGTATCCGGATTTCCGCCGACATCCTCGTATTTGTACCCGTCAAATTCCGGCAGAACCCCGTTTTCGGATGTCAGAAACGGCTTTACCTGATTGCTCAGCATCTCGCCAAAGACTTGGTTCCAATCCCTCTTGCCGTCCTTGCCGTCACCGATATTCCCTGCGTTTGCAATCTGGCTGACATGTACCTTAAGGTGTCTGCCGCTGCCCCATTCGTAATTCTTCATTGCCGCCTGCACCAGTCTTATGTATGACTGATACAGCCCATCCAGTACAGGTCTGATGTCCTTATGGTTCAGCTTGAGATGCAGCACTTCGCTTTCCGGAAATGTCTTTTGATAGCTAACCTCGCCGACAACTACGCCCTGATATTCGTTTTCCTTCCATGGATGCTCTGCGGCTCTTGTAAAGCTGTCCGCCACCGCCAGATATTCCCGTCCGCCCGTTTTTCCGCCGCTGATAATCAGCACTTCATTCTCCTTGTAGAGCTGATAAATCAGCTTATGCAAAAAGGCGGTGCTGTTCTGGTTGGGATTCGGCTCCACGTTCCAGAGGTAATACTCCTCGCCCCTGTTTTCCTCATGCTTTCTGTAGGTCTTGAATGTGCATTTGCCGACTGCATTTGCAATCATCGCCACACAGGTATGAAATGCCAGCTCGCGAATACGGTATTCCTCCAACGCCTGCTGTAATTCCAGAGAGGAAATCTCTGCCGTGCCGCCAAGCCCCAGTTTGGATAAAATCCATCGTTTGATACTGATTCCCATTTTCTCACCCCCTTTAAAATACAAAAGCACCCATTGTCGGAATTTGTACAGGTGCGCCATCGCCAAGAACGGATTCTATTGTCATTGCCGCTACAAATGCCATGAAGGCATCATTCTTGCGGCTTTTTGCTTCGATTTTCGCATAGATAAAGTTGCCCGTATCTATGCCCGATTTTATCTTTGTGCCCGATTTTACCCGCTTTGTGTTATTCACGCCCCACCGCAGATGGGGAACATTGCCCCAGTGCAGATATTGTCTGTTAAAGCACTCCTGAATCACAGGCTCAATCTGCATAATGTCGGACGGGCGTACCAGCTTGATATTTTTCTGCTCATCACTGAAGCCAATCTTCCGCAGGCTTTCCGCAACCAGCGCATAGCGGTGATGGTCGAGCGCAAGCATTTTGACATTGTACCTCCGCATACTGTCCCAGATGTAATTCGCCAGTAAATCGGGATGAATCCCGACATCATCCACAACCGTAACCTCTCCGCGCTCCGCCCATTCCTTCCAAGGTGCTTTCACACGGTGCAGTGTTTTTGACCTTGCGCAAATCCATGCGTGATTGATGTCGAACCTGTCCGCACCTCTGCGGAAATGCAAATCCACCGCCGCCCAGTCGTCCAGCTCCGCATAGTCCACGCCTGCAACACAGCTCCACCCCGTCATATCAGGCAAAGGCTTATTTGTTGCCGCTACGTTTTCATATTCCGTAACTGCAATCTCCTTCGCACCGGAACGGATGCCCATTCGCTTTGTCATGAAATCCCCGTTCTGCTCCGGATGCTCCAGCCACTCCCTGTATTCATCCTCCACCTCTGCATAAAGCTCCGGAAGATACGGCAGGGACGGGTTTGCCATCTGCCAGTTTTCCGGATGATGCACCTGCTCCTTCCGGTTCAGGCAGCAGATGAAGGGCAGGAAACCGTTGTCCTCCTCACCCTCAAAAAGAATCCTGCGACCTCTCGCTAAATAATCATCCAAAGGACCGTCGGAAATATCGCCGTTTGAGGTAAAATAGCCACGCCTTGGCTGTGCCACCTTGCCTTGTCCTGTGGTAAAAACCTTGATGTTGTCATAGTTTTCATACTGATGCACCTCATTGAAGATAACCTTGCCGCTGCGCAAACCGTCTCGCCCCTTAGGGTTGTTGGTATGCCCCTTCATGACACCCTTGTTTTTCCGCCCCTGAATGACCTCTTTGGTGTGATAATAGTGTCTGCTCAGCTTCTTTTCCCATTTCGGGTTCTCCAGAACATCCACCAAATCCAGCTGCGGTCGCTTCGCCTGATCCTCATTGTTTGCGCAGACATCCACGTCGTAATACTTCACAGGGTTGTAGGGGCTGATGCTGCACGCACCGTCAAAGGCAATAAAGCCATCCTTCCCTGCACCACGCCCTACCATGGCAAACACAATCTTCCATCTGGGGCGGTTGTTGGATTTCCAATAGGTGCAGTCCCAAAGGGCAATCAGAAACTCCTCCCACGGGAACAGCTTTTCAAAACTGAAATACTTAGCCAAGCCCAAATATTTCTCCAGCTGCTCTGTATCCACATAAATTTCCTCTGTCTCAAAGCATTTTCGCACATGGGCGGCAAGGGCTTTCTGCTCCTCGCAGGCAATGCCGTTTTCGACAAGCTCAATGTATTCCAAAATATGAGGATTTAACTCACAGCTCATCATCCTCACCGCCTGCCGCAGCCTTCGCCTTAACAGCCTGATCTTTAAATCCGAGTGCCGCCCAGATGGAAAGCATCTGACTGGAAACTCTCGTTGCAATGGTCAGAGATTTGTTATCCGTGGTGCCCTTCTGGTTCTCGCCGTTCTGGTATTCAATGAATACACCACGCTCCGAAATATCATCATTCAGCATTTGCAACCAGCACCAAAGGCGCATGTATTCGTCCACTTTATCCTTGTATGGCTCCGAAATTAAACCCCTGCTTTCCAAATCATCCTCAAGCTCTTTTTTCAGTGCCTTATATTGTTTTGTTTTTTTATAATCCTTCTTTCCTGCCATCCTTTTTCACCTCTTTTTCGCCATCTACCACACCCTCATGCGCGTATTTTCAATTTTTCTGAATTGTCGCAAGTACAACCCGACCGAGCCAAAATGCCAAAAACCCGTTTTTTTCGAGGGGGGGGTATCATATTTTTCAAATCAATCCCACCTCTCCTCAGTAATTGGCTTCACAGTCTTTCCGTATCGGTATCGTACCGTCCGCTCCGGATGCAGGTCCTCATGGCACTGCCTGCATACACTGACAAGCTGCCGCTCCTCTCCATCCCAGATAGATAACGCAAGGTCGGGTCTGTCCTTCAGATGCTTGACATGATGCACAATGTCCGCCCTGCGATACCTGCCCTTTCGCTTGCATATCTGACATTCATGGTTGTCCATCCGAAGAACCTCCGCCCGCAGCTGCTCCCAGTCCTTCCAGTGATAGAAGGAATCTACGTTGTCGGCAGAAATCTTCTCCTGTAATTTCAAAAGCTGTTCTCCCGTCATTCGCATCATCCTTCCGCAAATAAAAAATCCCGATAAGCATTGTAGCTATCAGGATTTCTTTTGATTTATTTTGATATTTCTATTGACATTTACTCTTTTTCGTGTTATTATATAAACAGAAAGGAGGTAGTGCAAAATGAAAAAAGACAAAGACTTTAAGCTAAAAATTGTCGAACTTGTAATCCAAGCAGTTATTGCCCTAGCCGCTCTGATTACAGCCATCAAATCTTAGCAAGTTCGGGGAGTAAATCTCCCCTTACTTCTTAGATAAAGTCAATGTCTCATGTTTATTATAACCAACCGAAAGGAGAATGACAATGAAAAATAAAATTTCTGTTTTCTCACTCCTGTTTTTCTTTATCTATGCAATACACGCAGGCTGGACACCTATCGCAAAGCTCCTTGTGATTTTAAATTCCGTCCTTGTGCTTTTGCAAACTACTTTGCAATTCAAGGAGGTTATGCGCAATGTTAGAAGCTGAGTATATCTCTGTTACCCAATTTGCCCAGAAGTTCGGTAAGGATGTCGGCAATGTCCGCAAGCTGATTAAGGATGGTCGCATCCCTGCAATCAAAATCGGGAATCAGTGGGCAATCCCTGCCGATGCTGAACCTCCTGCCGATAAACGTGTGAAGTCCGGCGAATACCGCAACTGGAGAAAGAAAAAGGATTCTTCCGAGAAGGACCGCTGATGCGGTCTTTTTCTCTTTTCTCCATGGTATTACTATAACACAAAAGTACGTCCCTTTTGTCCGCAATTATTTTTTCTTGTCCAGAAGCCAGAAAAATTTTTTCCTGCGTTCATAGAACGCTGTTCTTCCGTATGGCACACCCAGATATTCCCACGGCACTCCATCCGCTACATTACTGAGGATGTATGTATAGATCTCCGCATCCGCTTCAATCGCCGTCTGCTCAATCATCTCTAAGTCCCGCTGCAGCTCCGTCCTTCTGATTGCTGTGCTGGCGGTCTTATCCGAAAGCTTGCCGCTACCACCACCGCAGATCGGAGGTGAGCCAACTTCCGTAATCGACCGCAGGAGCGATTGCTTCTCTCGATATTGACGGCAGAAGTATTTTAATTCTCTGTAGCGGTTGCCGGAGATATTATATCCGTCAAGCTTTAAATCTCTGTCCTTCATGGCATCACCTTCTTCCTGTAAATCTTATTTCTTTAAGATTCTTTCCTTCCCGCTTATTCTATGTTTAATCATCATTTCCGTAGGCGTATCCTTGCAGATGAACCAGTTGTCACTGTTTAACCTGTGCTCCCTCAGAAATATCGCCTGACGTTTTGTCGGCTTCGTTCCTCTCATGCCTTTCCCTCTTTCTTATTTTTTCTTTGCCTGGATGGTCTGTAATCTTTGAATCCATTTTCCGCACATTTCTTTACCGCTACATCCGGATCTCTCCCATACAACTTGCACTCGTCATTTCCAAGGTTTTTACAAATTCTGCAATCAATTTCAAGCAT